GTGAAGTGACTTTTTGAAAGTCGTTCATTTCATCAAAACCTAAATCTCTTAAACCGTCTAATGCTAAACCATAATCAAAAATATAATCCCTTACAGGTTTTCTTATATTTTCTTTTTGCATTGACTCATCTGTGTAATTATAACCTTTTCTTACACGGTCAAAATAATTGACCATAGTTTCACCAAAGATGTAACTGTCACCTTCTTCTTTAAACTTTTTCTTTTGTTTTGATAAGATGGTGCCAAACTCTTTTTGACGTAACTGTCCTATTTTAGGTCTAAAGGTTTCTTTTGTCTGTTTACCTTCTACCTGTTTTTCGGGTTCAGTATCAAAGTTAACCTTTGACTCTCTTACTTTTGGTCCTTTTGGTGCTTTTGCCATTGTTTATTACTTCTTATCTGATTTTGCTCTACTACCTGTGTATAACCCAAACCAAGCCGCACCAGCACCAACCACGATTGATACTAGACCACTTTGTTCCATAGTAGGTCCTTCTAAATTCATATACCAAATTACTACTTTGTATAGTAAATAGATGTATGTTGAGATGAATACTCTTGGAAATATTCTCCAACTATCTACTGCTCTTGCTAGATGAATAAGTTTAGCATAAGGGTTTACACCCAAGTCTTTTATTGAAGTGTCAACTTCTAAATCAACACTAATCTTTTGTTTTGGTTCTGCGACCTTTACTTCGTCCATCACTTGTTCCTTTTTTGTTCTTCTATTCTTTGTTTTTCTTCTCTTAAATACTGTAACAGCATTTCAATATAAATTTCCCTCTCCCACGGTATCATATCTTCTAATTCTGTTAAAGAATACTTGTGATGATGTATTAATGCAAAATTAGTTCGGTAGATATTCTCCAGGCTCTCATGTGAGAGGGTTATTGAAAAAAATCAGCCGCACCTTTTATTTCAAACTCAAATTCTTTACCAGACTTCGGATTCTTATATTTTATAGTATGTTCAATTTGAGGCAGTTCTTCAAAAAACTTACTAATCTTTTTAAACTGACTCATTGTCAAATTATTTACAAATTCTTCCAATTCAGATACTTCTATATCTGTTCGGTCAAATATTTCGTCACCATTGTAAACCGATTGAATACAATCTTTTACTAAACTATAAGTTAATTCTGAAATAGACTTTTTATTTCCTACTTCATTTATAGTTGGCAACTTCATAATAACACCATAACCTGGTTCAAACTCAATCTTTGTTTCAACTTGTTTATTTAAATTAGGTTTAATGTCATCTATTTTTAAAGTGTAATCTACGACAACTTGTTCATCATCTGGACACTTTAATTTCAAATCAACACTTTCACCTACTGACTTTGCTCTTATATTTAACCATAACCATTCAAAGTCATAAAATGGTATCTTGGTTATATCTGTATTTGAAACAACACAAGATTGTACAATGTTAACAAATGCTTTTGTAATTTCATTGTCATCCCTTGTTTCAATTGCCATTAATAGTATTTTTTCTTCTCTTACTAAAAATGGTCTATATCTTACCGTAACATCATTTGAAAGTTTCAAATCATATTCAGGCACTTTTGTTAATGGTAAACTCATTATTACTCCTATAATTTAATATAATATATCTCGTATAATTTTTGGGTCTGGTAGACCTTTAGGGAATACACGACCTCCCGTTACTCTACCTATCGGTAAATCTCTCCTTACTTTTTCGTAAACTTGTCTTCCTACAGATTTAACAACACCACCTAAACCAAATGGTAAGTTATCAAGGAAACTATTTTCTCCTTGTATTTCTGTATTTCTACGATATTTGTTTTGATAAACTTCTCTATTATCAAAATCACTTACGGCACTTACATTTTCAGTTGTTGACGCCCAATATCTGTATTTAAATGTTACATCAACTTTTACAACTGCGTCTTTTGAACCGTAACTTAATTGTTGAGCAGCAATTGATTTAGGGTAAACTTCATAACATTGTAATTGATATGAAGACTCATTTGTACCTACTAAACTTCTTAATTGGTCAACTGTTAAATCAGCACTACCATACTGTAATATGGTATCTAAAAACGACCTCTTTAAAGGTGTAATTGTAATTTTACAAGGTGCGGCATAGTCATCATAATAACCTGCGTCATATGATATAGGATCTATTACCATATTTTGCCACGCCTCAAAATAAACTCTTTCATCAAAATCTGTTCCTGAATAAAACGATAAGGTCATTTCTTCAAACGAAACATTTTTACCAAAAGACCTACTTGGTCCATAATACTGTTCATTAACATCATCTGTTATAGTTCTACCAGGCATTGATACATCACTACAAAATAAATCTAATCTTAATTGTAATGATTGTTTTAATCCTGTAGCTAATCTTCTAAAATTTTCAAATCTTTTTTCTTTATCGTCAACTTGAAAATCAAAACCTCTTTCTAACAATGCTTTAGATAAATTATTTGGTCCATCTATTGTTACAATAAATTGAGTGGGTCTTGCCAAACCTTCAGCAGATTGTATGCCTGACCTAAATCTGTTAAGTATTGAGTTTTGATTAGTTGACTTATTAGCATAACCTGCTTTAGCGGCCGCATCCTGTCTATCATAATGAGCACGTGATGGTGGTATACCAATTCGTATATCTAAATCACCTATTTTTTTCCCTATACTAATTAATGACATTAAATAAATCTCCTACTGTCTGAATAAACTTGTGCTTCACTTGCCTTTTTAAATCTTTGTACAGGTAAGTATATCGCTGTTGCGGACTCATCTGCATTTATTCTTAAAAATCCTGTTTGTACATATGAATACAAATACTTTTTAATTGTTGGTTTTACAATCTTAATATTTTTTACATCATCATAGTTTACATCAAATCTTGTTTTACTATCAAATCTTGTATCATCAGCAAACTGTTGCATACGTTCTAATAGTTTAAATCTTAATAACGGTGGTAGATAGTGAAAGTTCATACCTAAAAATCCACCTGATATTGGTTCTAATGGCAATACTAAAGGGAATATATCATAATACGGTAGTGTCTTTCTAAATTTAGGATTATACCCAAATAAGTTCAATCGTCCTACACTAGGTCTACCGTTAAGTTTACCTTGTCTAAACAACTGTCTAGCAGTAGTACCACTAGCAATTCTATTTACTTGTGTTCTATACCAAGTAGCAGACCTGTCTGTATCACCTGCCTTTAGTTTGATTGTATCAAATACGCTTGCCATAATACTATTTATGTTGGTAATAAATAAGTTTATGAAGAAGTTGAAGAATATAGATAAGCGACCCTATCAAGGTATATTTAAACCTTTGAACCCACAGAAATATAAAGGCAACGTTAAAAACATAATTTATAGAAGTTCTTGGGAACATAGATTTATGAGATATTGTGATAAACATAAAGACGTGTTGGAATGGGGTAGTGAAGAAATAGCAATTTACTATCGTTCAGTTGATAATCGGCCACATAGATACTTTCCTGATTTCTATATGAAAGTAAGGCAATCAAATGGTACATTTAAAAAGTTTATTGTAGAGATTAAACCTAAAGCACAAACTCGCAAACCTAAAAAACCTTTACGTGAAAGCCGTACTTATAAAAACGCATTAATAACTTATGAAAGAAATAGAAGAAAGTGGTCTACAGCGTATGCGTGGTGTTTAAAACGAGATATGAAGTTTGTCATACTTACTGAAGACCACTTAAAGACTTTTTAATTAAGCAACTCTATCAGGATGATTTTTCGGTAAATAATGTTTTTTCATAACTGTTTCTGCTTTATGGTGCATAAAGCATAAACATCTAACTTTACCGTCAGTATCTTTTATATGTGCATTTTCCATTACTGATTTTATAGACAATTCATTAGCCGCAATAGGATCTAAATTATAATCTTGCATAAAAACTTCTCTCATAGTAACGACCACATTTGTATCACATCCTGGAAAAGCACAAACAGCAGTTCTAATATCCAAATAGTTTACATTTCTATTACTTGATTTTGAGTTTACTATTTTAGATTTCCATCCTACCATATAACCATTATCAAGTAATATATCGTCAATAGCATCTGATTTATTTCTATAACTCACCAAACTATCTTCAAATTCATCAATGGCTGTTGAGTTATTTCTTGTATGAGGAATAAATACATTTTTCATTAAACATTTTAAGTAAAATCTTTTTACAGCTTTATATTCATCAATATTTTTTATGTCTGAATTTGCTATTATTTGAGCCAAGTAATAGTCGTCAATAAATGGATTTCGTTTCAATCGTCCTAAAAATTGACTTACACCACCAACTCTACCCTCATGTCTTTCTGATGGTCTTAAAAATATTGAGTGTGTAAGATTAGGTACATTTATTCCATAAGTTCCCAATTCACAAACAATTAAAATATTGTCTTTAAATGATGAGTCATTCAATTTTTGTAAATCATACTTGTATTTTTCACTTGATATATTTGGATGTAGTAATGAAAATCCTAATATATTATTACCTGGATATTTTACTTTTACTTTTTCACCAGTAAGATAATTTTCAACTTCAAATTCTTTCTTTTTTGATGAGTATTCATCATCAATTTTATGAACAAACTTTAAAACATCATCAACTGAAATATGATAATCTAAATCGTCATCTTTTTGTCCTTTAATCAATAAACAAGGTTTAAAGTTTTTATGAGTAAAATTTTTCAAAATATCTTTATTATAATTTATTTCTAAAGTATCTTTTATAAAGCATTCTAATCCATTTTTTAAAAGTTCTTCTAATCCTAAACGATTTTTATAATCAATGTATGGTACCTCTGTTACACCAATGATTGGTTTAATCCAATCTTTTTTTGAGTTTTCTTTGTATATGTGTATATTGTTTGCTTCAAATCTCATTTTTTGCGATGCTGATGGTGTAGCATTTAAAACTAATTTGAAACCAGGTAAGTTGTTAAAATTATCATGCCATTTAAATGTTGCATTATATATACCATCTAAACCTTTTGCATTTTCATCATTATTACTATCTAATCCTATACCCTCATCTCTTATTGCAAAAAATAAATCATCAACGTGACTGTTGACAAAATCTGAAACATTATTTTTTTGATCCGTTATAATAATAATTTTTATACCTTTAGCATTGGTATCGTAAGAATGTAAATCATAAGAATATCCTTGTGTTAAAGATGAATATAATGTTACATTGTATCCATCTTTTTTTAATCCTTCGATTAAATGTTGTTCAATGTCTTTTTGAAAAACCTCTAACAACTCATTTCTTGGTGCTTTAATGATAATAGTGCCATTTTCACTTTTAAATTTAACATATGCTTTTATGATTTTTTCAAGTATATATTGTATTAAAAAAGTTTTACCACCACCAGTTTCTAATTGTAATATTCTAAAATACTCATTTAATTTATTTTGATATGAAGTATCTTTTAATCCTTTTATAAAATCTTTTACAATTTTATCTGCAATTAATTGATAATTTCTTAAATATATTCCAGAATATGTTTTTATATTTGTTAAGTGTGGATTTAGTATTTTAAATATTTGTTCTTCTGTATTATCTATCATATCTCTCCATTATATAAAATTGAATCATACTAATAGTATATCATAAATTAACGGAATTGTCAAGTATGTATAGGGTGTGCTAATACAGCACACCCCATTTGAGAAAGTGAGAGAGATAGATTAGGAATCGTCCTCAGCAAGTTTACTAAAATACGATAGGTCATCGCTATCGTTGGACTCATCCTCTTTCTCTACCGAGTTGTTAGAAGTATTGGGTACGTCATTACTGACAGGTGGGAGGTCAATATCTTCGACAGACTCGGTACTTCTTTGTCCAGTAAGTGTCTTATTCAGTTTCTCTTTGAGTTCATCATAAGACTTAAAATTACTTGGATCAATGAAGGGCTTTAGAGCATATTGAGATTTCCATATTTTGTCAATCTCCTCATCAGTAGGTTTTAATCTACTAACTGGCTCAAATTCAGATTTATCATAATTCCAATAACCATCAACTTTTCTGATTTTTAATTTAAAGTTTGCACCTTCCCAAAAATCAAATGGGTTAACAGCCTTCTCATCTTCAAACGCTGGGTTCATCGCTTCTGTAATCTTATCAAATATCTTTTTACCAAATTTAAATAAGAAAACTTTACCTTCGTTTTCAGGATGTTTTGGATCTGATACTACAAAGATATTAGAATAGTATTGTAACTTTCTTTTTCTCTTTCTAGCAATTTCTTTATCGGCTTCTATGCCTGTATTCCACAACCTTGTGTTTTCTTCACTAACAGGATCTTTTTTGTTTAAAGTTGTTAATGAGTTTTCAATATACCATTGACCACCAGGTCCTTGAAAGGCATGATGCCATACTCTTTGCCATGGCATATCTTCACCTTCTACGGCAGGTAAAAAACGAATTACAGCATAACCATTACCTGATTTATCAAGTTCAGGTTTCCATAACCTATCGTCTTGGTATTTGTTTTTCTTTTCGGGTTGTTCGATTGTGTTTTCTAACTTCTTTGTTAGAGCATCAAAGTTTGACTTTGATTTCTTTAGGGCTTCTAATGCACTTGACATTGTATATATCTCCTTGTATGTATTGTTGTATATATTAATTGTATTAATGTAAGTATAATATTATTTATACTTCTTTTTCCATTCATTGTAATTTTTTGCCCAATCTTTTGGATTAGGACATTTCTTGTCTTTGATTTTCTCTTTCAAAAACTCACAAATATTACTAATCTTTTCTAGCATACTATATAAAAAATTATCTAACATATAATACTCCTTAATTTAATATTCATTATATCACTTTTTACTCAATCTGTCAAGCAGCTGTGCTTGAGTAATATACTCTAAATTCTTACCTACATATTTCTGCCATTCAGGTATAGGTGTGTTTGTAGGTGATGTACTTATACCCTTATTTACTTTAATAAACTTAACATCTGGATTCCACTCCATTAACGTAAACCATTGTTGTATCCAATTAGTTGCTGGTGTGGGTGTATTATCAGGTGTTACATAATGTTTTGTACCTTTGTAGATGTTATTAACTTTGTGATTATCTGAAAGTAAGTCATGGCCAATTAAGTAAATCTCTTTTGGTTTTTCTCTTTGTATTGCTACAAACCCACTTGAAGCACCACACGCCCAACCATGGTCTTTATATTCTTCCCACACTTCTCTTATGTCGTGTGATTGGTCATTTTCTTTTATCCATGACACATTGATTTGGGAACTTTTAATTTGTTTCTGTACTATTTCTTTTGTTGCTCTTGGATAATCTTTTTTAGCATTTCTTAAAATAGAAACCATACCTGATAGTGTTGTGCCATGAATAACAAACTCGGTTGCGTCACCTCTTTCATTCATTCTAATAACATCATAATCTTTTAATTCTTCTAACTCTTGTTTTGATACAAAACCTTCTACAATACTTTGGTACATATCAGCAGGTACTTTTGTCCAGTTTCTAAAGTAACAAGGTTTCTTTAATGGATAACCGCTGTGATATATTTCGTGTATAATACCATTATCAACTGCGGTCAATACATCAATTAGTTCAGGATAATCTCTATAAATGGCATTACAACCATAAACTTTACCTTTATCTTTTAATACATTAAGGTCAAAGTCTTTTCTACTTTCACCATTGCCTATACAAAATACTTTACTCACCTTTATCCCTTGTTATTAAATTATCTGGTTTATCTATAGGCATACCTGTTCTATCAAACCATTTATTTTTTACATTGTAAACATGACCCAAAGAACCATCTGATAACTTAATTGACTTCTTATCAATCTTACCATCATAGGTCGAACCATCTTTAAGTACCAATTGTAAAGTACCATGTAAATTTTGATATACTCTATCTATTACTTTATCACCTATTCTATTTGATTCTGGTATTTCATTACTCATACAAATATTTCTTTCATAATAAACTTACATTTTGTCAAGTTATAATTTACAAATGGTTTTAACTTGGCAATCTTAAATGACTTTTCAGGCCATATAACAGTTTCGGCAATTTCTTTATCCCAATTCTTAATAAACGATAGTATTTTATCCAAGATGATGATTGTTTGTATTGATATTTGTCCTGAAAGAAGTAACCGTAACAACACTGGATGTTGGCCTTTAGATACACGAAACAAATCATCAAAAGAAATGCTATCATTACTAATAACATTATTAAGTAATAAGCAATCGCTTCTAAAATTATAGGTAAAACTTTGATTAAACTTCTTCCACTTTGTGTAATTAGTTTCACCGTCTGCTCGTATAAGGTTGCCAATCCAAGTT